CAAATAATATTTAATTAATATAAGGAAAAAAAATGAAACCCGGATATGATGATATTCTTACTATAGAAAAAAAAATATTAGAATATACAAAATGTACAGAAATTAATACCATAGACATTATTTTATCTATGATGTATTTCCAAGAATATAAAGGAATAAAAGCATTTTATGATCTGAATACTTTTATTGATTTGGCAGAAAAAAATCAAATGGATAAAAATTTTATAATTGATATCATTATTCATGATCTTAATTGTAATAAAATAGATTCACTAAAATCAAAATCATATATCAAAGGATAAAAGTATGGAAGAAAAAAAATATTTTAATTGTTATGCATGCGATTTGAACAAAATATGTTCAATAAGAAAAGCAACAAATGAACTATTGGAACTAATAATTAAAAAAGAAATATCAGAACAATTTCCAATTAATTATATTCCAGAGTTTATTGCTTCAATTTGTAAATACTATTCTAATAATAATAAAAAAAAAGAGAATAATGAAATAGTTGATGCAGAATTTACAAGTGAATGGGGCGACGGAATAATAATTAAAACCCCGTGTAAATATAACAAAAAACTTGGACATCCGTTTGAAGTAACAAGTTATGATTATAATGGCAAAGGATGTTTAGTGGAACAGTATATTACTTATTATGATTTAGAAGCAAAAGAATATATAGTTAAAAATATTTGTCAAGAATGCAATGAATACATTATTGAAAATGGTAAGTGCTTCGGAAATTGTTCAGCAATATTGGATTGAAAATTTATAAATGAATTACATAGCAGTAGGATATGTTTAGTTATTATTAACAAAATTATGAAATAACTATTATAGATTGGTTTAACTTAATTATTAATATATATATAAAATATTTTTTTTAATCAAAAGAAAGGGAATAAAAGATGCATTTTAGAGAAATACAAAAAAATATTTTTTTAAGTAATCAACAAAAAACTGTTGATTTCAAAATTCATTTTTTAATTGAACTTAAAACAAATAAAATAACAGAAAAACTTTCCATGTTGGAAGTATTGGTTTCAATATTGTCATTAGACATTTTTGAAACATTTCCAGATGAATTAAAAAAAAATTATAAAACAATTAAAGATAAAATATTATACCTTTATAACATTGGATTATTTATTCCATATTTTAATATTGAAGGAAGAAACTGTTTAGAAGAATCAAAATTTAAAATATCAGAATCATTTGATAATATAGAAGAAGAATTATCTTTACCAAAATATAAAAATAATTTAACTGGTAGAGATATTCTTAGGGGAAGAGAAAATTCAAATTGTTTTACAATGTCTGATGGAATTGTTGATAATGGAACTCTAAAAATAACTAATGAAAAAAAAATAAATCAGGGAAGTTTAACAAGTGAATGTTGGCTAATTCAAATGAATGGTTTAACTGCTTGTAATTCGTGTCCTGCTATAAATACTGAAGATTGTGGTGGGAAAAGAATTCGTAAAAAATTATTGAATAAATAAATTAAATTAAAAGTACGACGTTTTATGTATTAAATAATCTCACCTCGTCCCCAATTAATACTAAAACTCGTACTTTTTAAAAGGAATAAAATGGATAAAACTTTTATTAAAAGAATTTATGTTTCTGATCATTATTGCAGTGGCTATCCTAACAGTGCTCTAATTGTAATGAATGAAAATCTAGTTAATAGAATAAAAAAATTATGTGAAGCGGTAAAAAGTCTTAATGCATATTGTATAGAAATTTTTGATATTACTCCAATTTTTTATGAAGATGATTTAGACGAAATTGATATACAATTTAAATACATAGAATTGGTAAAAAAATGGAATGGAACTATTGATATATTAACTGCGTGTGTTACTGATAGAATGGTATATTGGAAAGGATTAATTAAAAATACTTCAATAAATATTGAAACTGAACCAATACATATAACAGAAATAGTAGAAAATATTTAAAAAAAAAATTTACAAAAGGAAAAAAAAATGAATATAATTAAGAGAATGGAAGTATTAGAAAATTTTGCCAATTCATTAAATCAATATAATCAATATAGTAAAAATTTTAAAACAGCAGAATTAATATTCATGTATTTATCATTACTAAATAAAATAAAAATATGGCAAATGACAGGATCTAAAACTTTTAAATTATCATCAGATCTTGTTGAAGCTTTTAATAATACAGATATTAATCTTAATTATACACCAAATGATTTTCAATATCCTTTTGGGTGCTTTATGATAGAAAGTGAAAATCCAATGTTTGACGTATTTTTTAGTGATGGAAGAAAAACAAATGTATATAATATTCTTTATATTGATAAAGAAACTGCAACTAAAAATTCTAAACTAATTAGTATTGATGGCTATGTTCAGAATATTGAATGGGATATTTCAATATCGGCCATAGTTCCTGGTGTAAAAATATTAGATATAGATACTGGTCTGGATTATATTTGGTTAAATTTAAAAAAAGATAATGTTATTAAAGAAATGTATGAAAAGCAAATACATCCAATAGCAAAAGATTTGGACATAAGAATAACAAAAAATGAAACTCAAAAAGTTGTTAATATATTTTATAATACAGTAATGTATATTAATGAAAGGGTTGACAATGGTTGTGTGCAAAAAATATGTACACGAAAAACAAATGTTAAAAGTAATAGTAAAAATAAAAAAATTACTAATACTTATATATATTTAACAACTCCAAAAGATTATAAATCTTTGAATAGTTCTAAACATAGAACTATAGATAAAAGATTTATAGTCAGGGGCCATTGGACAAATCAAGCTTATGGCGAAAAATTAACTTTAAGAAGAAAGCAATGGATTTTACCATATTGGAAAGGTCCAGAATTATCTGAAATAATATCAAAACCTTACAAAGTCAATTGATGTTATTTATATGTTTTTTTTGTAATAATATTAATGTACAAAGAAATTTTAATGGCGTATCGCCATTTATTATTTTTTTTAACTTTCAATTTATATTAGTCAGAAAATAATATGCGAAATATGTAACCATATAAATTGAAAGTTAAAAATACCCACCAGGAGTAATTTTATTAGTTAGTAGGATAATCCTCCACGGTCTGGGAGTTCAATTCTATAAGTATTATATCGAATCAAGTAAAGTTTGTACAAGTCTTAGAGTTGAATAGAATGGAGTTTCTCCATTCTTCAATTTTTATTTAATATCCTCCAAGTTATAACAGAATAGGTGTATAAGAGAAATTTATCAACTTGGAGGATATTAAATCGATGGCGACGGACAAAAGCTTAAGGAGCAATGACTTCTGGCTTCGTTGGTGTGGCGCCGCGTCGCGGATCTGATGTTATCACCAAGACGTTGGGAAATAGTGGATGTAACTCTTCCGAATAGAGCCATCTAATCAATTTAAAAGGTAAGACTAAAAAGGCCACATTGTAAGTGGCCTTTTTTTTTAGCTATTAAATTCACTAAAATTACTATCCTTTATTAATTAAAGGAGATATGATATTAACATCAGCAAGATTTGTACCTTTTATATAATCATACGAAGCTGCTGTATTAATTGGTCTTACTCTAATAAATTCAATAGATACTCCCTCAGACAACACATTCATTGCTGCTGAAATACCAAGCTGATGAGTACTTATTCTACATCCTTCAAAATAAATTTGACTTACCGTATCACTTTGCTGATCTTTAAAGTAAAAGGCAAGTCCAGTTGGTTGATCAAAAAATGAAGAAGCTAAATTTATAGACATTTGACCAGAACCTATTGGTTCAAACTCTTGATAACTTTCATTGCCTGAAGAGTCTAAATATTTATTAGACATAAATTTAGCAAATTTTTTATCTACAGTGGAGTAATCAGCTTTTACCTCTCCCATGTATAGAGCCTTTAACATATTAGCTCCGTCAAAAAATACCCTACTCATATTTATAGCTCCAACAGTCTTGCCTGGTATTAAATAACTTAACCGTGAGCCAATTTCAAAGATTCTACTAAGTGGTCTAGACATACTTATTTGAGCCGTATCAACAAGACCTATTGGAACTATTCTAATACCAGACGCTCCTGTAAGAGCCTGTTCAAAATCAGCAGGTCCTGCACATATTAAAACAGTTCCAGATTCAACTATATCGTTTATAGCTATACCTTGTTTGTTAGCTTGAAATCCTGTCTTGTCAATATAAGCCTGTGAGACATGTTTATTTTTCCAATCCCACCCACCACTAAGATCAACTAAGCTATCTAAATTAATAGGGTTTCCCATAAAATTTCCTCCCAAATTATTTTAATTTATATATATATATATTAACGTGATTTAATAATCAATGTAATGTCATAATAATTACCCGCAACAAATACAGTTGCTTCGCATACAATATTAATTTTATCAGCAATAACTTCATCACGAGCAATTGATTTTACATAAAGTGATTGCAAAATTCCTTTTCTGGTAAGTGTTGTTGATACTATTCCACATACAGACGCTATAAATTTCAATAAATCGTTAGTAATATTATACTTTCCAACATATGGATTTATAGCTGATCGTAATGTTTTCGCAGCAACATCCGCCTGTTTAGTAATAGAATGCTCTCTATATTCTACAGCATCCATATTTGAAGTTAAATCATGTCTTGACTTAATTGATTGGCTTGGAGATACATCCTGAATCATAACATCAACTCCACTGCCTCCAATTTCATCAAGTTGAGATTTCTTAAAATAATGATTTGTTTTTAATGAAATATTAGCTATTCCTGGTATGCTAAAATTCATATTTGTAAATGATTGAGAAACTATTATTCCTGAATCCAATCCAACAACTGACGCAGAAATATAATAGGGAGGAAGAAGATATTGAATGCTATTATAATATCCGTAAAACCATCCCGGCCATAATACTTTAACTCTACGATTTCCATAATCTATAGCGGCTATTTTAATTGCTTGATTATCTTTTCGTCCACTAAGAAATTTAAAACTTGGAGTGGTTATTGCATCTCCACTATAATCTGTCTGTATTTCAAAAGGAGTTTCTGAATCTGGAGTTGCAATAACATTAACGGTTGTAACAATATCTCCATCAGCATCATATATCTCAACAATGTCATCGACTGTTATTCCAGCCGAGACAGGATCAAAGGATCCATTTATAGTTATAGTTCCTGTAGATTCGTCGATACTACCATCATCAGATCCCATTAAATAAATATCTTCTTCATCATAAACAACAGTGGCAATACGTTCATGCCCTTCATAAGGTTCAGATTGTTCATTACAATACGGCCCTGCAAGAGCATTAACACCCACATCAGTAGTTCCAAATGCATGACTATATACATCATAAAGTTTAAGCTCCTCAAGAGCTTCTGCATATTGTTCAGATAAATTGTTTTCAGTAGCATCAACATGAACACCATATAAAACCTGTTGTCCTGATTGAGAAAAAGCTGCAGAAGCCATAAAAGCTAATTCATTATGTAAATTAATACTACCATCATTTGACCACGCATCAGTAATATCTTTCAAACTTGCGATACGTTTTACAACTCCAATTTCTTCAGTTCTTACTGCACGAAAATCAGAAAGAATATCACTTTCAATTTTAGGATGCCATGCAGTTAAAAAATCTCCGGTAATAAACTTAGTATCATTAGGAGACACTACCGATTTATATATAACTGAATTTGTAGTGATAGTATAAACTTCACCACTTTTAACAATAGTATTAATACGATATAATCTTATATTGTCAATAGTACGTTCGTCAACACCATCATCTATAATGGCAGTAGTTACTAAAAATAAATCTCCTGCAGAAAGTACTGGAGCTAACCCGCCAGTGTCTGTAATACTAAATGAATAATCATTTATTTTCTCTACAATTGAAGCGTCGCCAACGAGTTTTAATCCATAGTTTTGAGAAAATCCAAGATATCTTTTAATGGTATAATAACTTAAATAAAGAGTAGAAAATGGAGTTTGTTCAAATGCCTTGTATTGAGTAAATGAATAATCAACCCTACCTGTATCAAGCGGAATAGTATTAAATTTTAATGTAGTTTCATTTAATATAGAAGTAATGCTTACCTGAATTGGAGTATCTATTGAATCCGAAATTGCCAACGATGATAAATATAATACATCTCCAATTTTAACTTTATTAGTTACAAATTTCGCATTTACATCATACAATGTATTAGGAATATCAATAGTCGAAACATTATGAGCTCCAACAACAATCCCTTCACCATTAAGTATAGCAGCAGAATAAGCTTTTTGAAGATTTATTTTTGTTTCGTCGGTACTAATATTAGCAACCGTTCCTACAAATGTCCAAGCATCACTAATATTAATAAAAACATTTTGACCTGTTTTAATTTTTGAAGTAACTACAGCTCCGTCAGTAATTAAAATTGTTTTAAGATCAGAAGCAAGAATTTTAACTTCACCTGAAACCCCTTCTTTTCTATAATAAGGAATTATACCTTCACATTCTCCTTCAACCTGTTCTGTATTTGGAACAATATAATTATCATCATATCCAATAGAAACTCCATCTTCTGATATATTATCACTATCTATATCAAGATCAATGTTGCCAAATGGTGAAGATCCTTTTACTTTTACAGGATAAAAATCGTATGCTCTTTTATTAATAACATTTTTATTATATACTACTTTTTCAACACCCCATTCTAAAACATTATCTTTAATTCCATATGATGATCCAATCAATTCATTAAGATATACATCAAATGCAGTGGCAATTATTGCAGATGGAATATCTTCTACGGCAATTGCGCCTGGACTTGTGACAAACTGTTGAGTTACTGAAACGTTTGGTCCTTGATATGTTGTAGCCATTTTCTATTCTCCTTGGTTATTATTTGGTATTTCGCCTGTTAAATGTATACAATTCCAATATAATTCATACTTAACATCATCAGCATTATTAGGAGCCGCCCATGGTATAGGAATATTATATTCATCATGAGTTAATAATTTTAATGTATTTTTATCTTCTATACTATTAATAGGATATAATTGTGGATTTTCATTAAATTTAATATAATAATATCCACTTGATAATTCTTTCTCATTTAGTCTTGGATCATCATCTTCTTCAAATCCAAAACTTTTACTATTATCATACAATGTATCTTTATCTTTTTCAATAACTCCATTTTCAGAAAATGTTTTAGATTCTTTATTTACTGCAAATATAGATACTGAATTCCATAATTCAGGCTCTCTTAATACGTTTAACCACCCAAGTTGTATTGATGCAGAAATACGCAATACAACTTCATATCTTCTTACTTCAGTATTAATAACTACAGGTGTTTCAGGTCCAATATCAACACAATTCATATTACGTAAAAATTTTAAAGCATCCATAATTCCATGTCTATCAGATTGTAAATTAATAGCTAAAAAATTAGCTAATGATGAAGCTTCAGACCCAACCCGTGAACCACATATAATATTAATATATCCATCTAATATTACTACTTGCTCTATTTGTTCAAATGTATTTTCTGATCCTGACTTAACATCATTTATAATATTATGTTGAAATGAAAAACCGCTTCTTTCTACTACTATAAATGGGGCGCTCATTGGTTTTTGATTATCTATAACAAATGGTGACGATATACGAATTTTACTTAATCTATCGTCCGCAACCCATCTATAATATTCAGGAACCTTCTCTTCATTCCCAAACATCCACTGTATATAGCTTATAAATGCATCACTTATAAGGGCAAGTGGAAATTTTTTTAATATTGATGCCATTTAGTACCTTCAACATAAATATAAACTATAAAGATAAAATAAACAAATTGTTATTAAATTTAATTATGAATAAGTTTTAAAAATGTCACAACCATTGATCCGATACTCATTAATAAAGCAATAAAACTCATTATACTGACAAAAATTTTTACAGCTTTAAAACTTGCTTCTATATTTACATCCAATCTTTGTTGATTAGTATCGATGTCGTCTATTTTAATTGCATGTTCATTTAATTTGTTTTGAAAAAAAGTAAACAATTTTTCACAATTTTCTCGTTTTTCTTTTGTCACACCTAAGTGTATATTTAAAGATGAATAAATTTTAGAAATTTCATTAACAGTTTCTTTAGAATTATTTTCTAATTTAATAGATAATGAACTTAAATGAACGTTTGTTGACTCATGAATTTTAGCCAACTCTTTTAATGTTTCTTTAGAATCTAAATCTAATTTATTAAGTAATGAATTAATAGAATTTCGTAATATATTAATATTTTCTACAGCAGTGTCTAATTGTTGTTGTATTTTTCCAAGTTCTCTTTCGTTATCAACCATAATTAACTCCTATACAATAATATCATATTCATTATCACTACTAACTATTTCATCAATAGTTAATATCTGACTTATAATATAATTTTGTTTAGATAATATTGCAGAACTTTCGCTTAATTTTGGAAGTTTAGTAATATCAACTTTACTTATTACAAATCTTTTATTATTATCATTATTAACTATTAAATCTTTTGGACGAACAATGGGATAATTACTCATTCTAGCTTCATTTAGAAGAAAAACATTTTCCCAATTTTGTTGAGGAACTGATATTTTATGGGAAGCCCCGAAAGATATTTGAACTACAATAGGTGAAAAAAAACCTGAAATAAATCCAGTGCTATTACATACATCACAAAATGAAAGTGTTCGTTGTTGTCTTTCTTCGGACCAACATTTAGTGCATCTTGTTCCTGTATTTTTTCTTTTGTAAAGTTTACATGGTTCTCCATGATACATATTATAAAGAATATACTCAGCATAACGCATGGTATCATGAATACCATTATAATGCATTCCTATAAAAACAACTTTAGAAAAAAAACTATAATTAGGATCATTTTTATTTACAGCAAAAATTTTATAATAATGATCAACATTAAATTCGTATTGTTTAATTCTATGAGTATAAGATAAAGGACCGGTGTACCCATCAATTTCGATAGGATACCCGTCAACATCATTAATAGTTTCAAATTCATTTTCAGGATGTTTAGACCAATAAATATTAAAAAAATAATTATCTATATAATCATCAGTAATTGGCGGATCGTCTGGAATTAAATCCCATTCTATAAAGAATTCATTTTCTATAGTTTTTATGACTTCTACTGATGAAAAAATCATAATGGTTTATTAATTTCTTGATAAGTTTTTCCACTATCTATACTCGATAAGAATAATTTTTTATCAATTAAATTTACTATTGATTCATTAAAATAATATTTTGCATATCCACCTAAATGAATCCATTCAACTCTTCTAACAGGATCTCTTTCATAAATAACTTGACCAAATTTACATTTATTATTTATGACTAAATCCATAGTTAAATTGAATAACTCTTTAGCAGTAATTCCATTAGGTACACAATCAGCCGCTCCAACTGAAAAGTTATAAGTTGGTCCATATTTTAAATATTTATCAGATCCATATTTTAACAATACAGCATTACCATAATTATGATCACTTGTTTCCGATGGATTGTATCCATTTGAAACAAGTCTATCATAATCTTCTTTATTTCTTACTCCTGATGAAATGCTAATAGATGAATTTACAGGCATGGCATCTCTTACTATTTGCATATTATTTGCAAGATTAACAATTAATAACTGCAAATATTTACTATCAGGAACCCAACCCTTACCAAACAGATTGGGTGCAAACTCATAAAAAGAAAAATTTTTTGTTATTTTTTGTTCCATTACTTAACTTTAAACCTAGTTAAATTTACCTGTTAAATTTGTCCTTGTTTAGCCAATTCAATTAATTTAGCTACTGTTTCTTCATCATACATATTCACCCCATTAACGTTTACTGGGCCTTTTACCGCATTTTGATCTTGAGATGCTACTTGACTACCATTAACTGAATTTGGTTTAATAGATGAACCTGTAGAAGCTTTAGAAGGCGCTGCGGGAGGAACTATATCATTAGCAACATCTTCTTCAGGAGTTACAACTCCCTGTGCTACATTTGAATTTACAGGAATAGCATTTTGATCTATAGGAACACCATTTTGATCCACCGGAACAGCGTTAGGATCTATTACTCCACCTTCTTGTGGAGCATAACCATCAGGAGTGGCTGCATATCCTTCATTTTGTGACATAGATTGCTGTTGAATCATTTGATCCATTTGATTTGATGCTGAATCTGTTCCAACCTGTGCAATATGAGCAGCTACACGACCTATTAAATCTTGCGCATTTGAATTTCCTTGCATAGCCATATTAAAAACTTCAGGACCAAGAAATGCCCTTGCTGACATAGCACCTATTTCTTGAGGAGCAGGAGTGTTAGTTTCTTGAGGTACTTGAGCGTTAACTATAGGTTGTTCAACTTCTTGTTCTTCCTGGGCCACATCTTCAACAGGCTCTTCTTCAGTAGATTCGCCTTCAACACTTTCATCTTCTTCATTATCTGTAGCACTATCTTCATTTTTCTTATCTTTATTTGATTTTTCATTAAAATTAGATTCTTCATCCTTAGCAGCTAATTTTAATAATGCATTTAAAATATTACCCATTTCAGCAATTTTTTGAAGATCTTCAATAACAATTTTTACTTTTTCCATACATCTCCCCTTTTATTAATCGTCAATAACAGTTCCTTCTAAACCATGCAAAGATGCATATGGAGAGGCAACACCTCCCCATCCTGCATTTATATTTATTGCTATTTTTATTTTAGTTAAAACATCTATTTCTTTATCAGCAACAGCATATAAAGTTTGTAATTGCTGTAGATATCGAGTTCCATCAGAAATTTTTACATTTATTCCACCGTTGTTATAAGCAAGATCGTTACGAGCCATTACTATACCATTAGAAATTAAACATTCAATTGATGCTTGGTGTATAAGTAAAGATGGCAATGGAAATGTAGATATAGTATATGATTGAATCATTGGAGGTGTAGAATTTAAAAAACCCAATGCCATATGGATATACATATCCAATTCATTACTTGAATTTTCTTCTTTAAACTCTATTAATCTATTTAATATATCGTGATCTTTAATAAAGTTTTTTAAAGCTACTCTATATTCACTTAATGTCATTTTTATCCTATTTAACAAAAAAACCCAGCCCTTCCAAATTGGGGCTGGGCTTTCATGATAACAAAAAAAAATAAATTACAACTTTTTACAGTTTTAAACCTTTATAATAGTTTGTAATATTTGCAGGAAGAATTCCGTCAGCTTTAACCTCAATATCAGTTGACCCTCCTGGATTTACCGAACCCAAAAGTGTAAGCAACGCAACGGACAATGCATTACCAATATTAAAACCAACCGATTCCTTTGTCTGCCATTCAATAAGACCAAAATTTGATTTAATTTCAAAATTAGGATCTCCTAATGAGAAATTATGACCAAGAAAATCTGGAGTTGTAAACGCCCAAATATGGCCGACAGGAAGAATATCACTTTTAATGGTTTTAATAACTTTGGTTCCATGAAGAGTGTCTGAAGTAATACCATTCAAAACCCTGTCTTTACCAAAATCATCGCCAGCACCTGGAAGAAATACCGCTGTCTCAAAAACTTCCTGACACATTAAAATACATCCCACTTCTTTACGTTTTGAATCCGAGCCATTAATACCTGAAGCAAGAGTGTTCTTAATTTTTACAAGATCTTTTTGATCAATTGTAAGCGCTGTTGCTCCTGCATACTTTACGCATTTTCTTTTGGTATCAATTGCAACGCCAAGAGCGGATCCGCAAATACGAAGGAAAAACTTATCTTCAAGTTTTTCAAGAATAGGAACGGATTTATCTTCAATGCGTTTGGTGATTTTATATTGATACGAACGAAGATCTTCATAGGTAATCTGAAAACGTTTTGTGGTAAAATTGACGATCGGTATTATATACTTTTCGCCTTTTACATATTGGCCATCTGGCTCTCCAAGATTATCTACAGCTACGGCAGCTGCATCCGGTTCAATATCACGTATAAGATACAATGATGTATCATTAACATTTCTTTGACAATCTGCTACAGTAATTGGTTCCTGTGGAACAATAGCTCGTGAGAATGCTGCTTCCTGAAGTTCAGTTTTAACATACTGTTTTCCTGCCTCTGAAAGCTGAGCCTGCCCCTCAAGAGTGGCAATTTTTTCCATAAAAGCTTCATTAGCTTGAATGGCGGCATGTGTTTCTAACATAAAAAACTCCTTTGGTATAATTTAAATAGTTTCACATAGTTTTATTATAACATATTATTAATAATTTGTACATATATAGATAATATAATTAATTTTTAACATTATACATACTTTTTTTCATTAATTAAATTTTTTAAATAACTTGAAGCCACTTCCATTGACAATTCATTTTGATATGTATCGCTTATTTCTTTATGATTAATATCAGAATTTAATATTTTATTTATATCATTCCAAAAATTTTCTTTATTTGAAATAATAACATCTCTATAAATTTCAGGCCAAAAATTTACTGTATCAAGAGCAATAACGGGTAGGCCACATGCAAGCATTTCAGGCATTGCACGAGGACAATAATCTATTGAAGATGGAATTATTCCAACTTTACATTTACCTATCCAATATGACATTTCATTTCTTGATACTAATTTATTAATTACATTATTCAAATCATCAATTTCAGATTTATATCCAAGATGTAAAATACTTAAATTTTTAGGACACGTTTCTTTTACAAACTTATGACCCTTATGGGGTCTAGGTTCTTTTGTATTTCCAATATAACAAATATCATATTCATGACTATAAGACAATGGAGGAGCAAAATCAGAATGTGCAGGCTTTATCCATGGAACTACTTTAGAATTACTATGACTTAATTTACAATTATTTAAAAACTCTTTACAATCTGTTAAAATTATATCATAATAAATATCATTCTTTGGATTGTAACGAGGGCCTGCTCCATAATAAATTTTAATTGTAGATTTATATTTATTTAAAATAATATCATTCCATCCAAATCCACCTCTTGAAAATATAACATTTGGTTCAAATGGCGCTTCATAATTTTTTATATCATCAGTGCATATAATACTAAAATTATTTAATACCTGATGAAATTCTTTTTTTCCATAACATATCATTTCTCCATTTTCATTACCACCAACCATATTAATAAATAAACTTTGCCACATATCTGATTTTTCATATATAGCAGCCGCTTTCCCTCTAAGAAATAAATAATTCATGATCTTACGCGAAAAGGAAACCTACGGTTTTAACCGTAGGATGAATTTTCGCATCTCCCTTCAAAATAAATTTTATTTTTTCAAATAAATGAAGTATATTAATAATATGAAACTGACACTTCAAATTAAACTTCTGCCAACGAATGAACAAGCAAAGAGTCTTGGGAAAACCCTGAAGGCTTGTAATGCCACTTGCAATGATATTTCTGAAACAGCATGGCAGACAAAAACATTCAATCAGTTTAAGCTTCATAATCTGGTTTACCATCAACAAAAAGAATTTTCGCATCTTACAGCACAAGCTATTGTTCGTTGTATTTCCAAGGTATCCGATTCTTATAAGCTCGATAAAAATGTTAAACGAATTTTCAGGCTTGAAGGTGGTATTACCTATGATTCCCGCATCCTTTCGTATAAAGAGAATGTTGTTTCGATCTGGTCTGTCGATGGAAGATTGAAGATTTCGTTTGTTTGTCACAATCAGAAATATCTTCCTCACATTAAAGGTGAAGCCGACCTTATTACCAAAAAGGGCAAATGGTTTCTTTTTCAGACCGTTGAAATACCAGAAGAAATTATACATGATGTCGAAGAATTTATCGGAGTAGACTTTGGTATTGTCAATATTGCCACGCTGTCTTCCGGTGAAATAATGTCCGGCAAAGAGCTTGAAACATACAGAGAAAAACGTCAGAAGATTCGTTCGAGTCTCCAATCCAAAGGCACAAAGGGCTGCAAAAAGGTCTTGAAACGGCTTTCGGGAAAAGAGAAACGAACAACTTCTATCGTGAATCACACTATTGCAAAGAAAATCGTTGCGAATGCTGTACAGGAAAATAAGGGAATTGCTCTTGAAAAGCTTAAAGGTATTCGCAAATCCGCCAATAATAAGGGAAAGAAATTTTGTTCTCGCGTTGGCAAATGGAATTTTGCAGACCTTCGGACAAAGATTGAGTATAAAGCAAAACTTAATGGCGTTCCTGTAATCGTCGTTAATCCAGCATATACTTCGCAGACATGTTCTCATTGTCATAATCTTGGTTCCAGAAACGGCGAATCTTTTAAGTGTCCGCATTGTGGTTTTGAAACACATGCGGATGTTAATGCAGCTAAGAATATCGGGGCAGATGTAAATCTGCCTGAAAAATCGGTTAAAGAACATAAGGTTCCTAATCAGGTTTAAAGCCCACGGATTTATCCGTGGGATATTTACTATTTTATCGCTTTTATTAATATCCAATATGAAGATGATCCATGGCCTGATAACATTTTATAAATCTCAATTATTTTAAATTTTACTATAGTAAGTAAATCTATAATTGATTGTTCTGAATATATACGAAGATGATTTCTTGAAATTCTTCCACCTTCTGGAATTGTTACAATAATTGTTCCTTTATCTTTTAATACCCTATAAGCTTCAGAAATAGCATCCTTATCATTAAAAACATGTTCAAGAGTTTCTCCCATTATTATACAGTCAAAAAAACTATTTTCAAACTCAAGTTCTTCCGCCATTCCTGTTTTAATAATAATTTTTTTATTAGACATCATTTATTTTTGAAGAAAGAAAAATGCCTAATCCATTAGAACATCCAATATCAATTACTCTTGGACCATGTACCCTATCAATAATCCAATTAAATCTATCTACAACTTGTTGGTGCTTAGGATGAGTTTTATCAAAATATCTTTCCCATATCTGATCTAAAACTCCAGTATTTCTATCTAATATAAATTTTTCTTTATCCATAATTTATTTTTGTAAAGTAATTCCAATTAACTGAGCTTCATCTATTCCGCATTCGATAGGAAACGGAAGCCTATCTCCAACATGCCAATCCGTTTCCCACGCTTTCCAATATATAATTTCCAAACACTTAGAAAATTTTTTTATCCATTCATCAACTTCTTGTTGATATATTGTAAAACACCCATTAGTCTTAACTTTATTTTTATTACAAATATATCCTCTAACTGATAAATCTTTTTTTTCTTTACTAAAACCAGCAGTAATAACAGCAAGTCCATTATTTTTTAATATTCTATGAATATTATTAATAGCTAATAAATGATCATAACATAATTGTATTACATTAATACAAAAAACAACATTAAATTCATTTGATAATAATTTAGTTTCACAAATATCATCTTTTATAATTCTATCAGCATATGGTCCAACATCTATAATAACAACATTATAATTCATATATTGTAATATTTGTGGAAAAACATAAAATGGCCCTGGACCAATATCTAATACCTTTTCTCTTTTTCCACTTTTAATATATTTTAAAAATTTTAAAGCCCATGGATATTCAACAACTCTTTCTATATTATGATTATCACTAAATGATCTATAACCATCAATTTCACTTCCAATCTGAGCTGTTCGTGGAGTTCCTTTAATTTTTATTAATTTAGACATTTTAACACCTTAACCACAATAATCATTTCCAAATTGAGCAGTTCTTGGTGTGCCCGTATAATTTATTAAACATTGGTATAGCATTTGTGTAACTCATAAAATTCTTGTTCAAGTGGATCCTTACTATCTATATACAATGATAATCCTTTTATATTCGCAAGTCTCCTTAATAATTTATTATGATTATCAATTCCAAAAAATATTTTTTTTTCATGAAATTGAACAAATAATCTATTTATTAAATTAATACTTCCATCATCAATACATTTATTTAAAACATTATATTCAGCACCTTCAATATTCATTTGTATAATAATATAATCATTAATAGTAAAATTATTTTTTAACCATAAACTAAAATCTATAGTATCAACTTTTATAGGATTTTTTTTATCAAGAGATCCTGTAATTTTTTCTTTAATAATGGAAGACCCGCATTGTTTATTAGTATTTTTTGTATTTATATAAAAATCAATAACACCATTAGATGTCCAAACAGCTTTTTTAATAAAAATAACATTATCACAATAATTTGATTGAGTTAGTCTTGGATTTGGATCAAATGCATAAATTTTAAAATCATTAGAATAATAATCACTTTTTATAAATTTTCTTATTGTTCCACCTTCGTATGATCCACAATCAATATATACTTTCATTTTTAATCCTATTCTGCTAAATATGATTTATCAATCCTTTTTTCTAAATCTTTTTCATAATCTTTATTTTCTTTCCACCAATCAGGAAAACCATTTCTATTATATTCAAGAAGTTTTTTTTCCATTTTTTTTGCCATATATTCAATTTCTATTAATTTTGGCAATATTTCTTTATGAATTTCTTTATTTTGAAGTATATCATTAACTTCTCTAATTACTTCACATATAGTTCTAAGTTTGGATGCACTTCTTAAACTCATAAAATATGCCTTAAAACATTCATTGATACAAATTCAGGACTACAATATCTATCAACCCATTTTTTTTGTTTTTCTATAAACAAATTTCTATAACCAACATTGCATATAATTCTTTCTAAATCATCTTTAAAATTATCATAATCAGTTATAACGATAGGAGGAAACGGAAAATATGGTTCTGTTTCAACTTCATCCATACTTGTAATTACACAACACCTTAAACACATTCCTTCTATTCCAGATTTACCAAGTCCACCATTATATAATATATCACCTCCAAATCTTTTTTGATCAACAAATTTATTTCCTTTTATTAATTGATCAACAAAAATATGAGCAGAACTTTTTTCTTTTATACATTGCTCATTTGATAAACCTGTTAATAATTTATATTCTATTTTATATTCTTTTGATAATTCATTAACAATTTTTTCGATTTGGTTTGTGCCTTTCCAATTATTAGAACATTTTATTCCAGGAGAATGGCATATAACCATTCTATCAGTTGGCTTTTCAACAATAATATTTGGACATGTTATTGTTTGATAAGCTGGAACATATTTACATCGTATAAAATTATTAAGATCTGGCATGGCATAAACTGGTATATTATTTTTAATAACATAATCATTGCACCATTTATGTTCAATGCAAAATCTTGTATCACTAAATATAACCGATACTGATTTAAAATTTTTATCATTTAATTTACTATAAGTATCTAAACCTTTCATACCAATAATTATTAAATGATCAATTCCTTCTATTTTTTTAATTCCTATTTGAAATAATTTTGCATTTAATGCATTTGCTAAATTTTTTGAAGAAAAATATTTATTCATGTGTACAGGAGTATGACTTACTAATATTCCAATACTCATGATACTATACCTGATTATTAATATAAAGATCTACATGCTTATTTATTATATTTATTTTTAAATCAACTAATTTATTGAATATTTCATTATGTAAATGTTTAATAGAAT